AGTGGTAGCTGGAGAATCTAAATATGACATTCCAAACGGAAATTCATTACCACCACCATTACTAATTAATGCCATTCCAGTTGTTCCACCCAAATTTGTTGCACCACGATAGATTGTGTAATGTAAGGAATTTGTTGTCGTGCCTTGTCCAGTAGAATTAACAATAACAAAAACTTTACTTGAAGAACTTGTTGGCGTAATTGATACCGCTAAAGTAGCAGATACAAACGATGTGCTTGATGTAGATACTTGAACATTTGTTGTGTTAGTAACCACTTGCAACACAGAACCAGTTGGAGCATTAGCGTCAGGGAGTGTACCCGTGACCGCACTAGCCAAAGGAATTAAACTTACTGGCATTATGGTAGCTCCTTAACAAAATCTTTTGCTTGCTCTGCGGTCATAAGGTTCCCGTCTGCGTCTTGTAACTGAGCAGTGCCTTCGTTGATTTCACGCTTAAAGTTGGCGTAGTCAGTGTTTGCGGGGTCGAATGGGATGAAAGCGTTGTCAAATAAACGCTTAACACAAGTAACATTATCAAATGAATCTTTGCATAATTTATACATAATCATAACTCCGCACTCAATGATAATTGTCCGTTGTAAACAATTTGATAGCCGTTTGCACCTGCGCTTAAATTTACTATCTCACCCCAAAATATTTCTTTTGTAACTGTTGTTGAATTAAATGTTCCAGAAACATTTGTGCTGATTCCAGCAATATAAAAATCATCGTTTGTGCCACCTCTTGTTGCGGTTGCAGAAGATCTCATTTGAACAGGAAATGTATAATATAGTCCTGCATTTGTTCCGCTATAAACAACACCAGTAATACCACCTGACCGCAAAGATGTATTATCTGGATTGGTCTTTTGGAAATACCTCTGACACAAAGCCAATTCCGCACCATACGAACCACCAGCCGTTGAGAAAGCCGTTGCCTGTGTGCCTACTTCGAGTTGTACGCCTGTGAGGTAGAACGTGGCTCCAGAAGTGCTAATCCAATCTGTTTGCCCTGTAGCCATTAAGCATAGTGTGCTTGTCCAAGCGCCAGCAGCTTGTTTCCAGTTAGAGCCAGCACCTAAACCAAAAAATACTTGCGCACCTACTCCATTAGTTGTGTTCCAAGTTCCATCTGGACACCCAACAATATTAATTGTTTTATATTCAAAAGTATTTGCTGCTGAAATAGTATAGCTAAATGGGAAACATCTTGAGGCATCACTATTATTAACTGTTCCAGTATAAGTTCCAGTTACTGAACTACGCACCCAAAATGAAATTGTTATGGTTTTTGCGTTTGCAGAACCAAAATTTAAGTCTGCAAGGTTGTATCCTTCAATTTTAGTTATTACACCAAAGAAATCACTGGCACTAACAGATGTTGCTGCTGATGATGTCAAAAGCAAAGAATTTACAAAACCAACTGGAGAAGTTGAACTTTGTTGTCCAGTAAATTTTGCGTTTTGAGTCCCAGCAATTGACCACCTATCTGTAACAAAAAGATTTGAAGAACTAGACTGAGTAACACTAGCACCAGCATTCCTCTGGTCGATGACCATATTCCCGTTAATAATTTTATTCTTGTACATCAAGCCCAAGTCTTGTTGGGTATTTGAATCAAGCGTGTTCCAGCTTACGGTGTTCTGGCTTGGGGTAATTGCCTGAGTAGTAGTGCTGAGATACCGCACATAGACGTTATTCGTTCCAGCACTTGGTGCTGAAGTCATAGTCAGCGTTGTGCCACTGATCGTATACGCATCGTTGGGCTGTTGGACTACGTTGTTGACTGTGACTTGAATGTCATTGATCGAGGCTACAGTGCGGGATAAGGTAAACGCAGTCTGAGCGCCAGTGCCATTAAAGTAGTCAGTACCAGAGATAAAACTCTGGGTTGTCGGTGTGTTGCCGATGTAGGACATGGTTTGCCTCTTAGGTAATATTCAGTACGCTTGTTACTACGTCAGCAGAGCTGGCGGCAGAAGTCACCACTTTTAAGGCATCGGACGTAATTAATACAACCTTTTGGTCTGCACCAACCACAATCAAAGAACCACCAACAGGCACTACTGCGCTCTTAATTAGGTAGTAATCTACCGCTGAACGGGTGACATAAACGTCTGCCGTAATTGGGCTAGAAGTAGTATTTGCAATATCCAGACCGATAATAGTGGTTTGCGTTGCAGCTCCGACCGTAACCACGGTAGCTGGAGACGTGCCAACGTTCTTATTCATGTAGCTTGTAAATGTATTTGCCATTTTGGTTCCTTATCCTAATGCGATTGCCATAGCGACCGCAGTACCTGCTGGGTCAACTTGTAAATTGGTTTGTGCGCCACTAACGGTAGAAGCACCCGTACCACCAGACGTTACAGGTAACGGAGTCCCTAAAGTGAGGCTGTTTAAATAATCAAAAGCACCAACAACGTCAGTGCCATTTACGTATAAAAAGGCTTTTACGCCATTTGGGATCGTAATCCCAGTACCAGCGGAGGTCTTAACTCGGATGGATTGGCTACCCGTAGTGTTGTTTTCTACGATGTAAGTCTTGTTAATAGTCGGGACAATCAGGTCACGAGTAGCGGTCAAGCTCACGCTAGATGTGGCGTTTAGATATAAATTACGAGCAGTCTGGCTGGCTACGCTATTGGTAAATGTCAGGGTTAAATTAGCATCGGATGGGAAGTTAGCAGTTCCTCGCCCTACGATTGCCTGTTCAAATACGTTAGAGAAGTTGTCATTGGTGGTGGCTCCCCAAGTACCGACCTGTTCGCCAGTACCAATTAATTCGATTTTTAGGTTGGTCGAGTATGTACTTGCCATTTATGCCGCCTCTAAAATTTCTGTCCAATTAGGACTTTGTGTGTCAATAATATCAGTCCAGCCAGCAGTTTGTCCATCATTTATGCCCGTCCAATTTGGATTCTGATCGGGGTCAATTTGGCTCCAAACTAATACGTCACCAATCTGTCCTGTTGCTTGTACTCCAACTAAATTAACTACTGCGTTTACCGCAATAATTACTGTTCCTAGCGATGTAGTCAGTTGGAATCCAGCTACTGGGACTGGGATAACAGCCTGTCCAACTTCGCCTGTTGCAGAAACTCCAGTTAGATCTACAGTGACATCCGCATTTACGGATACTGTGCCAAGCTGTACTGTTCCTGCTACACCAACTACATCTACATCTGTTCTTACATCTACCGTGACTGAACCTACCAATCCAGTCGCTTCTAATCCTGTTACGGGTACATCGGCATTGGCGGCTACGGTAACGCTACCAACACTTACAGTTCCAGCTACACCCACTAGGTCTACGACCGCAGAACCCTGAACGATTACAGTTCCAACTTCTCCAGTACTACTAATTCCTGTGGTTGGGACTACTGCACTACCCGTTACGGTTACGGATCCTATATTTCCAGAACCGCTTACACCCGTTACATCTACGTCTGCATTGGCTTGTACCGTTACAGAACCTACAAAGCCTGTTGCCTCTAAGCCCGTTACTGGAACATTTGCACCGCCCGTGGCAGTTGCCGTTCCTACTTGTCCCGTGCCAGAAACACCGACTAAATCTACTACTGCCGTACCCGTGACGGTTACATCGCCTATCTGCCCTGTGCTAGATACACCTGTTACAGCGACATCTGCACCAGCTTCTACTAGGACACTACCTACAAACCCAGTAGCTTGTAAGCCTGTAACTGGAACATCGGCTCCAGCTTCTACCGTCACACTACCTACAGCACCCGTTGCAGAGACCCCTGTTAGGGTAACTACTGCCCCGCCTTCTACTCCGACAGAGCCTACTTGCCCTGTTGCTACAAAGGATACGTTTCCATATCCCCAAGCGGCATCGCCCCAGCCTTGGCTAGACCAACCTCCTAGAGCGATTGATACATCAGCCACACCGTCTTATCCTTAAGCGATGCGAATGATAGCGTCAGATGCCGTAGCTGCTGGGAAAACAATGGTAAACGTACCAGCGGTAGAGGTCTTAGCACCACCAAAATCAAGGATACATACCGAAGGATTGCCTACTGCACTGTCGTTATAAATCATGGCGCCATATGCAGTAATGGTCGCAGAGGTAAACGACAAGTCAGCGAAGTCGGTAAATGCAGTTGTACCAGAAGAAGTTGGGGTTACGTTGGTTAAAGCACCACCACCAGCAGAATAAGTACCAGAGTTAGCCACTTCGTTTGAGCTTGTATAGGCAGTAGTAGCAGCCGTGAAGGATGCGTTGTTGTCATACAAAGCTAGTTTGAAGGTATTTCCAGTACCGTTAGTAAAGTTGTGAACGGCTTGCATCAGCTCCACTTTGAAGCTGGTACACATAAAATTGCCAGTAAACGCCATTTTGGACTCCTATTCGTCTAAAAGTTTAATTAATTCAGGATGACCAGCTTCCCGTAGCTTATGAGCTAGTGTTACACGATCAAATTTTACAGCTTCATTCATGTAAAAAACCAGTACCGCACGAATATGTTCACGAAACGCTAAGGCTTGTTCACGAACTAATGGGTGGGAGTTGTCTCCTACCTGAATGATTTTGTCTAATGCTCTATCCGCAAGCTCATCGGGCGAGAAACCGCCATGATCTTTGGTAAAAACTTGAATGCCATCAAAGGCGCCTTGTACGGTCATCATCTTACGGGATACCTCACTTGTCCACTTCTGTAAGCGTCTTGACGATCTTTTGCATCACCCAACTGTTTCAGGTCTGCCATTGCTGCATCGTAACGACCTTTATACATATTCATGGTTTCAGTATCTGATTTCATAAAATTGGCTGCTTCTATAAGAGCGCCATACAAGAGTACAGAATCAAAATTGTCGCCAAGCCAAGATGTATTGGCAGTAACAATAGATTGTGGGTAGTAAAAATAATGCAACTCCACAGCGTAATTGGCATCTGGGGTAGGTCCTAAAATAAAGGTGTTATCGTCAAAAATAGCGTAATACTGAGGTTCTCCATAAAACGCAGCATCTGTATCTGGGTAAGACTCACGGATAAAGTTAACATCCTTGTTAAGCAGGTAGTGGTACTCATTTGCCGCATTAATAACTGCAAGACTAAAAGTAGCTAACCAATCAGACGGAGTTGCTAAATACTTGTTTCCAGTGGTCATATTTCCAGTAACGTTCTTACGGAAAGCGGGCAGTTGAACCGTGTTATAGATTCTTTGTTCAGCAAGCTGGACAAATCTAGCAATCTGTTCAGCAGATGTAAAAGAGCCTACTGTTGCTGGGAAGTCGTTCTCAGCAAAACCTTTAATGGCAGATGTTAACTGCGTATAGTTCATCCCATCTTCCCGCTAATCTTACGACCTTTAGTAGCTGCACCATAACCACGCATTTCACCAACACCATAAGGATTGATTGGTTTGTAGTTGCCACGACCAACAGTTCCAGCAGAAATGTTCATCTTATCAATGACTTGCGCACCTGACATAGGTTCGCTATAGGTATTAACGTTAGTAGCTTTCCCTTTCATGCTATGTGGTTCAGCATAAATATCAGCACTACCAACCTCTTTGCCTTTCATTTTTGCACTAAATTTAGCCATTATCGACCCCTTCCAGCACTTTTACGCATACCTTGGTTTGCTACACGAGCAAGGTTACGCCCCATTTTCTTCATAGCCATAGAGCTAACACCGTGTTTAGCCATCTTAGCCTTCTCGATAGGAGCGGTTGGTCCGCTATTTCCTAAATTTGTGCCTTCGGTTTTACCCTTTTTGGCTACGCCATCTGCATCCCGTTTGTACATTTTCAACTCCTTATGTTGTCGTTACCGTTACACTGCCCACCAAACAACTTGGTGCTAAATCGTTTGGGGTTAAACCATCATCCCTTGCACCTCCAACGGGGTTCCATCCCCACTGGAAAACCCTACTACCTCCCTCTGGAAACCCAACACCAGATTCTGTTGTGTCGTTACTGCCATTAAGCTGTAAACCGCTTGTTCCAGATACTTTGTAGCTTACATCAGGTCTTGGTTCCCGTACAGCCTGTGGGTCGTCTACTGGGTACATACCTAAAGACAACTGAGGCTGATCTGGATCCCAGCAAGTTGGGCAGACCTTAATATTCTTTACTTGCTGTTTAACAATTAATTTTCTAAGCTCCTTTAACTTATACCGCTGACCGCATCGGTCACATTCGGCAATCGCAAATTTGCCACTACTATATTTATTAGGCATAGAAAGTCGTCCTAGGAACAAACCTAGAAGCGGCTTTCTCTCTGTCCTCCGTAGAAGCCATGAGCCACTGCTCCTCGTACTCGTTCTTTAAAAACTGCAATCGTGCCTGTCCGTCTGGTAACTTTTGAGCCATATAGAAAGCCAATCCAGCCACCATACAAGGTAATAAGCGAAAGGGAATATCAGGCTCTACAGTACCGTTAGATCCAGCATCCTGAATCCTACGTAACCGCCAATACACAAAGGTATAAGGACCACCGCCAGCGTCTGGGGTGGGCCAGACATTAATGGACGGAAGGTTTTGAACTGTTAAAAGAGTGTTTACACCAGCCGTATGACTAGCGGCAGTTGTACCGTTTTGACCACGATAGCAGTTTGTTAGTACATTCCCTACTACGTTGGCATAGCTAATTGTCTCGTTGTCGATCTTTACAAACCCACCAATAGGCAAGTTGCTAGCATCGTTAACTGTGATTGATGTATCCGTTGAGTTAATAGACTGTGCTAAATACACCGCAGTCGCATTAGACTGTCCCGATTGACGATTAAACCAAACCTGAATAGGGCGACCAGTCGTCAATTTATTAGGGATCGTAGAGTAGGTGGACTCCGAAATACGGGTGATATTGATGTCAATCTGGTTGCTGGCAACAGCATTGTTTTGACGTACTACATGATCTAAAAGATCAATCGTATTTACTGGTACAGGATAGATAGCCTGTCCAGTCACCATAGGAATCTGTCCCTGTTCGATTGTCCAGAGATTAATACCCCGATTAGCCCATTCAACTGTTAAAAGGTTTAAAGACCTACGGGCAGTCCGCATATCGTAACCCGTACGCAATTCCGTACCACAACGCTCAAAAGCCTCTTCAATGAGGTTATTGAGGTCTAAGTTAAATGCAGAGGTTCCCGAAGTAGTCATTTGACTTTCCTATACCTTTTTACTTTTTGCTTTACCTTTGGCGGCTGCGGCACGAACTGCTGCCCCCGTGCTTTTCCTGCCCGTTTTGCCCGTGTTGTTGCTGCGTATTCCTCTGGGCTTAGAGCCTGTATTGCTTTTTTTGGGAGGTATCTCTCGCCCGTCTCGGATGACTTCTTCCCTGACTTGGTCGTCCACTTTTGGTCGCCCCAAGCCTTTAAAGAACGCTGAGATTTTGCTAATCCACTCATTTATAACCACCGCCAGCCGCCTTGTATTTTTTGGCTAGAAGTTGTGCCTTCCTTGCCGACCATTGACCCGCTGCCGTACCATGCGTGGCAGACGCTTTAATCTTGTTAAATAAAGCTTTGCGCATACTAGGTTTCGTATAGTTACCAGCTTTATTAACCGTACCACCCTCTTTATATTGCGTAAAGTCAGTATCATCCCTACGGGCTTTCTTCTTAGCTTTTGGCATTTTAGAGGGGGAGATAGCTCCCATACCACGGCTAGGTCTCATATACGTGTTTTACCCCGAATAGCACAGCCATCAGCACGTTTAGAAGCAGAAGATACTTTGCCGCCTGATTTGTAGCTAGTAATGCCAGCTTTTTCTCTCATAGATTTAAATAGCGCTCCAAGATTTTTATATCCTTTAGTGCCTTTAAAAAAAGATGGTTCTTCGTTAGAAACTTTTTTTGACTCAGTTTTGGGTTCGGCTTTTGGTTCTGCTTTTGGCTGAAGCTTTGGAGCAACTTTTTTAGATTTTGGAGCCTCTCTGGTTTCAATTTCAGTAGGTGCAGGACGTTGCATTTCCTCAACATAATCTTGCGCACGTGCGCGTGTCATTTCATCAATCTGTGGATTTGCACCCATTTTTGATTGAAATTCTACTTCGCCACCATCTTCATAGCGTTTCTTTTTCACTTTGCCACCTCTTTTAAAAACACCACGTCCTTTGAGAACGTCTGCACGAGTTATCTTGCCGTCATCGTTAAGGTCAGGGAAATCAGCCATGTTAGCAACTTCCACCGTACTTCATCTTAACCATCGTACCTTTGGATTTGCCTTTCATAGCAACGCCATCAGCCTTGGATAACTGACCAACTTTTCCTCCACCAGCCATTTTGTGCATACGCTTTTCGTGAGATTTCACTTCCTTCTTAGCGATTGTTTTGCACTCAGACATACCACCTTTGGCATAGCCACCCTTTTTCATGCCTTTGGCTTCAGCCATTTCATGTTTAACCATTGACTTAGGTGCGCCTTTTTTCTTCATAAACTCAATTTCTTTCTTGACCATCATCTTTGATTCTTTCATCTCTCCACCTCGTTTAAACGTTTTGCCTTTGTCGGCAGTTAAAAATTCCTTCCCAACAGAAGAAGGCACTCCTGCTTTTTTGGCAAACTTTGGGTTATTAGCCACAGCCGCCATGAAATTATGTTGTTTTTTGCTGACACTAGGCATTTATTTTCCCTTGAATAAGCTGGTCAATTTTGCTTTCAAGTTTATTAAAGCGTTGGTCAATGTGTTGCATAATGCGATCAATTTCTGCTTGAGTGACGTTATCACGAGCCACCTCCTCACGAGTTTTGTTTAATAGAATGCCAAGACGAGACAGTTCAGCGGATTTTTCTTTAGCCCAAAAACCCACAATAACCCCCGCTAACGATAGTACTGCGTTCCATAAAAGTAGCATCTCTTGGCTCATACCATCTTGCCTTTGGTTTTACCACGGATCTCGCATCCACCGCCACGAACTGCACCACCTTCTTTGCAGTTCCAAGCCCGCAAAGACTTATTAATCCGTGAGTTTGGATCATTAGCTGTTTTGGCTGAAGTTAGCTTACGCTTCATGCCTTTCATTCTGGCACAGAAGGAATCACGTCTTTTCCCGCCTTCTGGTTGTGGACGCTTTAAGCCTGGTTTGCCAGGATTGGCAGCATTGTAGGAAGCTCTACCTTTAGCGTTTAAACCGCCACTAGGATTCTTGCCTTCTTTTCTTTGCCATGCAGGAGTCTTAGCCATTATGCAACGTCCTTTTTGGTATCTACTGGGCGTAACATTGGGTACAGATAATCTTCCCCAAAAGAACCTTCAAACTCGGTAA